GGCGTCTGTGATCCTGTTCGGCCTGAAGTCCTTAGGCGGACAGGATTGGGCGGATGCGGACGATAGCGATCCCAGCGCCGACGCCGCGGCCGCCTCGGTCGTCATCTTCGCCCTGCCGGAAAATGGGCGGGCCTGACCGCAGACTCTGGAGGCGCCCATGGCCCCAGCCGAGGTGCGCCAGATCCGGCCGCAGCCGGGACCCCAACTGCAGTTTCTGTCGAGCGCGGCGGACATCGCGGTCTATGGCGGGGCGGCGGGCGGGGGCAAGACCTGGGCGCTGTTGATCGAGCCCTTGCGCCATATCGACAACCCAGGCTTTGGCGCCGTCTTCTTTCGCCGCACTACGGTTCAGGTGCGAAACGAGGGCGGGCTTTGGGACGAGAGCCATAAGCTCTATGCCGAGATCGGCGGCGTCCCGCGCAAGGCCGCGCTCGCGTGGCGGTTTCCGTCGGGCGCCAGCGTCAGCTTTCGCCACCTGGAGCACGACAAGTCCGTCTATGGCTGGCAGGGGGCGCAGATCCCGCTGATCTGTTTCGACGAGCTGACCCACTTCAGCGAACGCCAGTTCTGGTATCTGGTCAGCCGCAACCGCTCCACTTGCGGCGTGCGCCCCTATGTGCGCGCCACGTGCAATCCCGACGCCGATAGCTGGGTCGCAAGCTTCATCGCCTGGTGGATCGATCCCGAGACGGGCCTGCCGATCCCCGAGCGCGCGGGCGTGCTGCGCTGGTTCGTGCGGATCGGCGATGCGCTGGTCTGGGCCGACCGACCACAGGATTTGGCGGACCACATCGATCCGGTGGGGCGCCGTCCGATCCCGCCGAAGTCTTTGACGTTCGTGCCCGCCAAGCTGACGGACAATGGGGCGCTGATGGCGGCCGACCCCGGATACCTGGCCAATCTGATGGCCCAGCCGACGGTGGAGCGCGAGCGGCTGCTGCTCGGCAATTGGAAGGTGCGTCCGGCCGCCGGCCTCTACTTCCAGCGCGGCTGGTGCAAGCTGGTCGATGCCGCGCCTGTGGAGCTGGATGTGGTCCGAGGCTGGGATTTGGCGGCGACGCCCAAGACCGAACGCAACGATCCGGACTGGACCTGCGGTGTGAAGATCGGTCGCGACCGGCGCACCGGCCGCTTCATCGTGCTGCACCATGTGCGCACCCGAGATACGCCAGCCAAGGTTCAGGCGCTGATCAAGAACACCGCCAGCCAGGACGGCCCTTCGGTCGAGATCAGCCTGCCGCAAGACCCCGGCCAGGCCGGAAAGGCGCAAGTCGCCGCCCTGACTCTGGCGCTCGAAGGTTTTGTGGCGCGCGGTACGCCGGAGACGGGGGACAAGCTGACGCGCTTTGGCCCCTTCTCGGCCCAGGCTCAGGCCGGCAATGTCGATGTGCTGCGAGGGCTGTGGAACGAGGACTGGTTCACCGCATTGGAGGGCTTTCCGGCCGCCGCCCATGACGATGACGCGGATGCGACCTCGCGAGCGTTCAACGCCTTCCTGCAACGGCTGAACAGCCAGGGCCTGCTCGATCTTGTGCGTCGCCAATCCGCTGGCGATGCGCCCACCTTGGCGCCTGGGTCGCTGGAGTGGGAGCAGACTAGGGGCGAGGGGTAGGCTTTTGATCCCTTCCCCCTCGATGGGGGAAGGGGCAGGGGATGGGGGTGCTCGCACCGACGCCGACCCAGGTATCCCGGGGCGGCGACGCCTCCTGCGCCCTCCTCGTCAGCGGCTGTGGATGGACCCCCATCCCAACCCTTCCCCCATAAGAGGGGGAAGGACTTATCTCATAGCCTCAGGAGCCGTCTCCCATGCCCCCACCCGGCGGTTTCCGCAGCTCTTTGAGCTTCAATGTGCAAGGCCCGCTGGGCCAGGCGACGTTTCAGCCGAGCGGGGGCGTGTTCTCGCCGGGCTTGCCGCTCCAGCCCATGGAGGGGCAGCAGCCGACGCGGGCGCTCGACTTCAATGTCGGCATCAACACGGTCGTCACCCCGCGCTCGGGGTTTGCGGATATCCACAGCTTCGCCAGCCTAAGGGCGTCGGCCAATGTCGAGCCGGTGCGGTTGGCGATCGAGACCTGCAAGGATCAGATCGAGCGTCTGGACTGGAGGATCAAGCCCATCGATAGCCAGGCGGGCAAGGCCGATCCGGCGCAAGTCGCGGCGCTGACGCGCTTCTTCCGCAAGCCCGACGGCGTTACCCCCTTCGCCACCTGGTTGCGGGCGGCGCTGGAAGACCTGCTGGTGATCGACGCGCCGGCATTTGAGCGACGGCGGGATCGAGCGGGGCGGCTGATCGGGCTCGATGTCGTGCCCGGCGACACCTTCAAGCTCTTGGTCGATGACACGGGCCGCCGACCCCGGCCGCCCTTGCCGGCCTATCAGCAGATTATCAAAGGCGTAGTCTGGAACGATCTGACCGCGGACGATCTGATCTACGCCCCACGCAATCCGCGCCCAAACCACCTCTATGGGTTCAGCCCCGTGGAGCAGATCCTCGTCACCCTCAACATGGTGATGCGCCGCCAGGGCGTACAGCTCGCCTATTTCACGGAGAACAACACGCCCGCCGGCCTCCTGAACGTGCCGCCCGGCTGGGGCGCCGACGCAATCAAGACCATGCAGGACGCCTGGGACGCCCGCGCCGAGGGGGATCTTCCCTATCGCAACAAGGTGCAGTGGGTGCCCGACGGCACACGCTATCAGCCGTTCAAAGACGCGCCCTTGAAGGACGATTTCGACGAATGGCTGTACCGCATCGTCTGTTTCGCCTTCTCACTGCCGCCCAGCGCCTTCGTCAAACAGATGAACCGCTCCACCGCCGACGCAGCCTCCGACACCGGCAAGGAGGAGGGGATCGAAAGCCGCAAGCTGTGGTGGAAACGCTTGGCGGACCAGATCGTCCAGGACGACTTCGGCGCGACAGACCTGGAATGGGGCTGGTGCGAAGACGTCGAGATCGACCCCCTCAAACAGGCCCAGATCGACGAGATCAACCTGAAGAACGGCACGACCTTCATCAACGAGGTCCGCGACAGCCGCGGGCTTGAGGGTGTGGCCGGCGGCGACCAGCCGCTGATCTACCTGCCCACGGGCGTGCAGGTGCTGAGCCACGCGGTGCAGGCGTCGCTGACGCCGGCGGCTGCTAGGCCTTCATAAACCATTTTATAAACGGGATAAGGTGATCGAGCTACGTTCCGTCGGTCCGGTGTATCGGCTCAGCCCTAAGTTATGAGGACACAATGCCGGCTTCTCGATTACGGCAGGCATCTTATGGGCACGATAAGGAGCCCAATTCAGCTCGTGACTCGACCGCAGATGCGGCTATTTTGCGCGATGGCCAATCGGAGCGCGGATACCGCATGATAGAGTCATTTCAAGTCGAAAACTTCCGCTCGTTTCGCGACTTGGAGCTGAAGGGCTTGCCGATCGTGAATATGATTGTGGGGCAGAGCGCTGCGGGTAAGACTGCGCTTTTGGAGGCCATCCGAATGGGATTGGGTGCAACGCCCACTGTGGCCTGGCAGCTCAGTGCTACACGAGGCATCGCTGTTCCGATGCCAATCAATCCAACACGCGAGCAATTTGATGCGGCGTGGAAGCCTTACTTTAGAGACTTCGATATAACTCGAACAATTAAATTCAACACGTCTGATTCGGAAGGGAGGGCGGCCAGGCTTGAAATGTATTTCGATCAGGAAAGTCCTGTTACTCCGATACTCCCGAATATAGCGCCTGCCCCTAACACGCCAACTCTTACCAACACTATTATTCCGCTAGCATTTAAGCGGAAAAGTTTTACAAGTGAGGAAAACACTCTTTATGCAACGGTTCACCAACAGGCAATGGGCCAGCTTCACCTGCAGCAAGGACCTGAGCTCGGCACAGTAAGCGAATTTTTCCCCTCGACTTGGCAATCAAACGCACAACAAGTTGCAGGGTGGTTTTCTCAACTAAGAATATCTAATAGATCGGAAGATATACTAGATATAATAAGTAAGCAATTTCCACAAATTATAGAGCTTTCCAGCGAAAATCCATACGGATTTTCGTCGGTATATGCTAAGGTTAAACATAAGTCGGAAATGATGCCAATTGCACTAATATCTTCTGGCATTAATAAGTTCGTTTCTCTCCTAATTGCAATTAGGACGTATCGTGGCGGGGTCGTTTTAATTGATGAAATCGAAAACGGAATATATTATAAAATGTTCCCTGCCCTCTGGGAGGCGTTACACCAATTTGCGAATGACAACAAGACGCAGCTATTCATTAGTAGCCATAGTTGGGAATGCCTAAAAGGAGCTACAGGAGTTATTGACGGGCACGAATCGGATTTCTCACTTATCCAGGTAGTCAACGAGGATGGCTTCAGCAAGGCGTATAAGGCATCAGGGAAAAATGCTGCCGCCGCAATAGAATCTGGCATAGAAATTCGTAAGTAGCGCTGGACTATGACTTTCTCATTGACCAAAGATTTCGTTATTCTCTGCGAAGGTGCTGCGGATCGATCATTTCTAAATAAATTATTGGAAATCAGGCAGATTAATGACTTTGATCTGCCTGATAATGATCAATTAGGTAAGCACGAAGGCTGGCAATCATTTGGGCATAAATTGAGTGCGTTGGCGGGTGATCCATCAGCTTATAGTCGAATAAAGGGCGTTTTAGTTATCGCTGATAGTAGTGATAGTGCTGAAAATAGATTCGATGAAATTTGCCAAAAAATTGGTTCTGACGGTCCGTTTGTAGCCAATGGGTTTGCAAAACCGTTATCTTCGAACGTGATTGCGCATCAGGCTTCAGGTCATCCCTCTATTTCTATTATGTTTATACCACCTGATCGTGCAGGTTCATTGGAATCCATATGCGCAGATGCGATCCTGGCCGAATGCTCTTGGATTGCTGCTTGTTTAGAATCCTATTTGTCATGTGACAAAATTGACGTTCTTAATTGGGGAGCAGAAAAACGTGACAAAGCAAGATTGCAGTGTCTAATTGCGGCCTTGAATAAGAATGATCCAAATAAAAGTCTAAGATATTTGTTCAGCGTAAAGCCACCAATGATTAATTTGGAATCTAATATATTTGATAAAATTGTAAAAAATATTATAGATTTTAGAGATGATTTGATAAAATTGTAATTTACCTGATTTTTGTGTGGGCATCCACTCGATAATTTGGGTCATCAATGATCGCCTCTGCACGATAACATCGCGTCGGCGAGCAGTAGCCGTCGTCTTATTTATCCAATCTATCCTCAAGGGAGTGCCCGCCTGATGCGGCTGTTTGCAGATCTGTCCAAGGTCGAGGAGCAGGACGACGGCTCCTTGAAGGTGTTCGGCGTCGCCTCCAGCGGCGCCCGCGATGAGGCCGGCGAGATCGTTTCGCCCGAGGCCATGAAGGCGGCCCTGCCGGGGTATTTGGCCTTTGGCGCCATCCGCGAAATGCATCAGCCGAGCGCGGCGGGCACGGCGCTGGAGGTCAATGTCGATGATGACGGCTTCACCCGCCTGACCGCCCACATCGTCGATCCGGTCGCCGTCGCCAAGGTGAAAGCCGGCGTCTACAAGGGCCTGTCGATCGGCGGTAAGGTGCTGCAGCGCGACCCTAAGGACCCCACAACCATCACCGCCCTGAAGCTGATGGAGATCAGCCTGGTCGACCGCCCGTGCAACCCGGAAGCCTCGATCAACATGTGGAAGGCCGATGCCGCGTTCGAGTCTGACGATCTTGAGCTGGAGACGCCAGATGGCTGGCGGGCGGCCGAGATCGCGGAGGCCTCAAAGGCGCTCTTCACCACTCTGGCCACGGCCCGGGACGCCACGCCGGTGCAAAAGATCGGCCGCCGCAACTCCGCCAAGGACCAGGCCGCCATCCAGGCCAGCCACGACCAGATGGTGGGCTTGGGCGCGCGGTGCGATCCGGATAACTGCGACTTCGATGACGATGAGGAAGACGACGCTGCGTCTGACGCCGGTCTCGACGATGCCCAGCCGGCCGAGGACCAGAAGAGCGCCGCCATCGCCGACCTGACAAAGGCCTGGACCGAGCTTTCCGCCGAGAAGGACGCGCTGAAAGCTCAGGTTGATAGGGTCGCGCCGCAGCTCCAAGCGCTACGGGCCGAGATCGACCTCCTGAAATCCCAACCGATGCCGCCCAAGACCGCGGGCTCGCTCCACGCGGTGGTCGATAAGGCGGCGGATGCGCGGGGTGTTCAATCGGAGCCGTTGGCCGACCTCAGTCTAGAGGCGGTGCAAAAGGCCCTGGACGCGATGCCGGCCCAGGCCCGCGCCGATCTCCTGATGAAGGCTGCTATGGCGCGGCCGATTCCGATACGGGCCTAGCCCGCGCCGCCATGCGCTGCGTGCTTCGAGACGCGTTGCTTTGCACCGCTCCTCAGCATGACGAAGTTTTAGTAAAATCAATAACTTTCGTCATGCTGAGGAGCCCCTGACAGGGGGCGTCTCGAAGCACGCACAGGCGCGCCCCCACCATCCACATCTTCCCCACACCCATTCGCGCCCGCTTGCGGCCGCGTGGGTTTCTCCATGCCTGAAAGGCTCAACCCACCATGACCGAACACACCTCCGCCGACATCCACAAGATGTTCGTCCAAGCCCACGCCCATCCCAGCGAGGACATCGCCCGCACCGTCCTGATCAACGCCGGGGTCGATCCGGCCGCGTTGGAGAAGACCATCTCCACGGCCACAGGTCTGGTCGCCTACGATCTGCAGGCGCCAGCCAAGAACCTCTATCCGGTCAATACGCCGATCCGAAACGTTCTGCCGCGGGTGAGCGGGGGCACGGGCACGGCGACAAACTGGCGCCAGGTCAACGCCATTATCGGGTCTGGTTACGACGCCTCGGGCTGGGTGCCCGAAGGTCAGCGGGCAGGCGCCATGAGTTACAGCACCTCGACCAAGGCGGCGAGTTTCTGCACGCTCGGCGAAGAAGACGCGGTCACCTATGAAGCCATCAGCGCGGCGCAGGGCTTCGAAGACGTCAGCTCGTCGATGTCGACGCGCCTATTGCAGAAGATGATGCTGAAGGAAGAGCTGGCGCTTCTAGGCGGCAATACCTCGCTGCAGCTTGGCACGCCGGCTGCGCCGACGGTGAGCGCCAGCGCCGTCTCGGGCGTCACCGGAACTCTTCCAGCGGCGACCTATTCGGTGATCGTCGTGGCCCTGACGCTTGAGGGGATGAAGAACGCCTCGCTCAGTTCGGGCGTCGCCACCAGCAAGACGATCACCGGTCAGGACGGCAAGACCTTCACTCTGAATGGCGGGTCGTCTAACAAGTCGGTCGCGGGTTCTATAGCCTTGAGCCTCG